GCGCGTAGATCAGCTCGTAGTTCGTCGCGCCGGCAGTCAGCTCCGCAAGCATCGCCGCCGAGTTCCGACCCACGTCCACGTTCACCGACCGCGGCGCCTGAATACTCACCTCGTAGAAGTCAGCCGGTGCGCCGCGCAGTTCAGGCTGGCCCAGGCTTGTCCGCATCACCCACTCGTACACCCGCCGGACAACCTCTTGGATCACACTGGATCGACTACGGAAGAACGTCGCCGCCATGTCCAGACTGCCCCGGTACTGAGTCCCCTGCATGGTGTCAGGAAACACGAGAACCGCAGGAATTCCACTCGCCGCGCATACTTCGGCCATGAGGTCGCGCCAGTACTCACGGGTGACGACAGACGGACGGTTGCTTTGGAACTGAGACAGAGTCTCGCCATGTCGAAGGGCAATCGTTTCACCGCCAAGCCTTTCCTGATACGCGCTGACTTCATTCGTCGTCGTGTTCTCGGTCACCGCGCCGCCGTTGCGAATCATCTCCTCCGGGTCAATCTCGCCAGACGCATTCGTGATGATGTTCGCCACTACCGCAGCCGCCCGCGCAGCCTTCATCTCCAGCTTCTTCAGCTCGGCCAAGTCATCCATCGTGACGAGCGCGGCGGAGAAGAAGGGAATGCCGCGATACTGCCCGGCCCGATTCGGCTCGAAGACGTGGACGACTTGATCGGCTGGGATCGGCTTATCTTTCCATACCTTGTTCTTCTTGGAGTCGTATTCCCAAACCCAGAATCCCGTCGGCCGCCCGTTCTCCGGGTTGATCTCCACCCCGTCAACAATCGTCACCCCCTCGTCAGCCTGCCGCTTAACTGGAGTCTCTACCCTATGCGCCTCAATTACTTGCAACCGAGGCCGCCCGCTCTCTCCGCGAACCAACAGAATGAACACTTCGCCGTCGATGAACCACGAACGGGCAATGAGTCCTTGGAGCGTCCCGAACGTCTGCCGGCTCGCCACGTCCGCGAACCGTTCCCACGTCCGCCACCACGTCTTCGCGCTCTCGTTCCACGCAGGATCCGAACTGTTGGGCGTGACTTGCAGCCCCTGGCCCACCGTGTAGCACTCGAACACGTCCGCCAGCCGATTGATGAGACTGGAGTTGCGTTCCCAATAGCGGGCGAGTTCCTGCAGCCGCTGGCGAGTCGCCTTGTCGTAGTCCTGCCGCGCATCCCGGTACGTCACGGGAATCCACGGGCGCCCGGGACGGTACCTCGCCGCCTCGTAGAACGCACGAACCGCAGCCTTGATGCGCGTGGTCAGCTTCATCCGAGAACGTGAAGATTCGTCGTGTTCGTCTGGAACGAAGTGACGCGGGCTGGCACTTCGGCGAGGGCGAGCGTGATGGTGGCCGGCGCGATGTAGGACTCAGCCCATTCGCACAGCTCATAGATGTCCTGTAGCGTCCAGCTCGTATCCAGCTGGTAGGACACCGAGTGCCCGCCCGCAGAAGTCGAAACGAGACGCCGCCCGTTGCCGAGGGAGGCCACGGCCGCGTCGCAAAACGTGGCGATGTACGCCGAACGGGTAGCCTCAGAGGCGCCGCCGTTCGCGTAGATGTACCGCAGGAATCGCCGCTTGGCTGCCCATGGAATCGGCACGGCCCCACATTGCATGGGACCGGCCCGAATACATTCCCCTCTTTTCCTTACACTAGCTTACCTTGGCCTACTGCATGGCCGAGGATTGCGGGAAAGCCACCGCAGCGCGGCCCGGAGCGTGGTCCTGCCGGCAATCATCACGAACCCTTTCCGCTTCATCCAATCGACATACGACTCGCCCCTTTTCAACCGCGCCGCGAGTTCCTTGCATGACAGCAATTCGTCCAGCGGATCGGGCGTTGTCATGTCTCATTCTCGCTTTCTCCGTCACGCTTCACGCTCCATCCCAGCTGCGCGTGAATCATTGCGGCGACTACCTGCATCACCTCGCAGTCAAGGTAGTGGTCGGCCGAATGCTTGCTCCGCTTTGCCCACTCGTGAACCACCCGGCCAGTCCGCGCTGTGAACCTGGCCACCTTCCGCTTGCTGTCCATTTGGCGCCAGTACTCGTCATGCGCCACGGCATCAGGCACTTCCCATCGGACCCCGTTAGACTTCGCCTCGCCACCACGAAGGGATGCCAGCAAATCCAAAACAGAATCACTGGCGAATTCAAACAGCGTTAGCTGAATTGGTTTCCCTGTCTGCGCGGCATTTCCTCTTCCGTAAATCCTAGGGATCCCGTCCGCCCTCTTCCATGTAGCAGTCCCTTCACGTCCCTTCATTGGAGACCACCCGATATGTATTGGAAGTTGACCAACTCCTCCAAACGCAGGCTTTCCCCATCTCAAACAGTTGGCGTACACGTTCAGCGTATCCCATCCGGAGTCGATAAATGTCCCGGTATCAATTACTCCGTAACTCAACTGCTTCTCGCGGATCGACTCCCATTCCTCCACCGTGCCAGCCCACACAAGCCTCGAATGGCCACCCCCCACCCAGTCGCGGATCACGTAGTAGAAGTGCGGGCTGGTCTGCTGGCAGTCCACCGTCATGATGCGCATGGGTGCGCCGGGGAGCGGATCCGCGTCGCCCCGCAGGATGATCTCCGTTCGCTCCTGCCGGCTGTCCTGCGACTCCCACGGTTCCGCCAGGTCGCCGTTCACGAAGCCCTGAAGTCCCTGCATGCTCGCCTTGGCTTGCAGGAACCGGACGGCCATCGCGCCAAAGCTCGTCTCTGGAGTCGATGCGTACAGACTCGGCAGGTGCCTCGAGCGGTACGTCGAGGAACTGGTAGCCGTCGGCACCCAGACGCCTTCCCGCACGATGCGCGTCTTGTGGTCCTCGCGAATGTGTCCGCCGCAGTGCGGGCACTCGCACCGGGCCGAGTTGCGCACCCGCTCGAAATCCCACGTCCCATCCTGCCGCTTCGCCTCGTTGTCCCATGCCATCCATGCCTCGATGCCAACGAGCGGGAGCGTCTGGAATGTCTTTGACCATCCGAGGATCACGCGCTTCCCGCAGTGCGGGCACGGCACCTGATACCGGCGCCGGTCGCCTTGGAGGAAGGCTTGCCAAACGAGCCCGTCCGATGCGGTCGGCGTGCTCGTCTTGACCCGCTTCGGGCTCGCCATCGCCTTGGTGCGTTGGTCTGCCAGGTTCGCGGCGTCCGCCTCGCCCCGTGGGTTGCTCGGGAACTTGTCCGTTTCGTCGAGGATCACCACGCGCACCGGCCGGGACGCCAGCTGCCCGGGCGAGTTCGCGCCCACGAAGTTCACCACGCTGCCCCCCAACTGCTGTTCGTCGGCCGCGAAATCATGCCGCTTCGCCCCCGTCGGCACCATGGCCGCCAGCGCAGGAGAAGCGTGAACGATTGGCTGCCATCGGGTCTTCGAGAACGAGCGCACCAAGTCACGCGACGGCGCCACCCAGAGACACGTTGACGGAGCGTTGGCGATGATGTATCCGAGGCCCGCCATCATGCCGGTTGTCTTCGCCGACTGACTTCCGAACACCGCGCACTCATCCGTCAGGAACGGATGCGAGAAGAAGTCCACAAGCTCAATGAGATACTCGCGCCCGGCGAATGAGAACGGGCCGGGACTCTGAGTTTGCGGCGCAGGGATGACGATGTTCTTGACCACCCACTCACTCGCGTTGCCTTTCGGGATCTCGCGGAACCAGTTCAGAATGTCACTCCTGATACGGACGAAGTGATCGCGGTTCATTTTGTTTCCTTCTCTTCAACCGGCGCGTCTATGTCAATGACTTTCGGCAATGACTCCTCACGCCAGCCTCTCAACATCTGGTCAACGCCCTCGGTCAATGCAGCCATCGCCATGGGCGGGTCTGCCGGGTTGCATCGGGCTGCGTAAGCCTGCGGGAACGTCACAAGCGCCTCGCGCACCGGGCCGATGAGCCGGCGCAGAATCCCGGTGACATCAGCCAGAGACACCAGCTCCCCCTTGACTCGCGCGACCTCGATCTCCTCACGCTCGGCCTGCGCAGCCGTGAGTCGCGCCCTCGCCTCCTTCCCGTCATTCATGCAAGCTTTCACCAGCACGCCAAGCGGGAACTTCTTGCGCGGCGCAATCTCGATGTTCTGCGCCCGCAATCCCTTCGTGAGTGCCGCCCGGTCGCGCCCCGTCTCAGCGCAGAACTCAAGGATTGATAGC